TCATTGCGCGTCTACCGCCGCCTGACAGGCTTCAAATGCTTCGTAGGGATCGCCGCCGCTTAGTACCGCCACGATGCCGTCGCCGTAATCTTCCATATAGCTGTGCGGCATGGCGAACAGGTAGAACAGCTCGTTCTCACCGGGAAGAACGTCCTCCACCAGGTTGCAGGAGCGGCAGGAGATATAGAACTCGTCTCCATCCAGATCGAGGCGGAACTGCGCATAGTAGATCTCGTTGTTGACCAGCGTGGTGAACACGGCCATCTTTTCAAAGACCTCCCGGGTTCCGTGAATCGGCGCGTCCACGGACACGGACAGCATATCATCGTAGATATAAACGGTTATAAAGGCGTATTCCATCGAGTTATCGACGGAAAAGGGCACGGTGAAGGTATAGTCGTCATATTCATAGGGAAATTCATTTTCTTCCAGAAAATTCTTCACCAGACTGGCCATTTGATCCTCTTTGCTCATCGGAACAGAATCGGCGAAGGCCACGGAAAACATCAGCAGTGCGGTCAACAGGAAAACGATTATTTTCTTCATGGGGGAGAATTAAAAAATCCGCAATCCGTTGAAATCACGATGTTTCCGCATTGCACGTATTAATTTTGACTACCATTTTGACCACTTGACCGCTTCGTAAGAGCATTTTCAACTTTTTCGATTGCGCTCTCTTCCTTTTTTGTTGTGAGGTGTGCGTAAATCCTCATTATCATTTCCTCGTTTGCGTGTCCCATCCATTTTACAGCAGTTTTAATATCAACATCCGCATCATATAGCATTGTTGCGAACGTATGTCTACAATCGTGCTGACGTATCGCAACTTTCTTTCGCGCAACCGATGACAAAAAGCTCAAATATCTGCGCCATTCCACATCCACGTCGTTCATTGACATTTTTTTGCCATCTTTTGGCGTAAGAATATTACCGTGCTTGCCTGTTAGTGCCTTCCTCAGTGGCAGGAACAGGGGAACATCACGGATTCCTGCTTTTGTTTTTGGCTGGACGATAACACACGAGGAATGTTCGGCGCGCAGAGAGTGCCGAACGTGAATTACGCCATTCTCAAAATCAACGTCCTTGTCAATGTCAAGTGCAAGCGCTTCGCCACGCCGCAACCCTGCATAGAGCATTACCATGGCAAAAAGTCCCATCGGATTTTCTTGGTGTGTATCTTCTATTATTTGCACTTCCCAATCTTCAAGGTTGCGGTGCGTTCCAACTTCGCCTTTCGCTGGCTTGATGTTTTCGCATGGATTTTTTGTTACAATCCCATCACCTAACGCGGCGCGGAAAACCGCTCGTACCGTCGTTGCTACTTTTTTTCGTGTCGCATCCCCACGATTAGCAAAAGCGTTGTATAGCCGCTGTATGTCCGACGGCGTGATTAGTCGCATCTCAACTTTTGGCAAAATCGACGCGATTTTGTTAAGTCTTGCCACATAGTCATCATACACTTTCGCCGTCACCTCGCTCTTGTACGTCGGCAACCACTCCGCCGCGTACTCCGCGAACGTGTACTTTTCCCGTGGTTTCCTGCCGTATTTTTCCTGTTTCTTGTACTCTTCACGGGCTGCAAGGGCTTCGGACTGCGTTCTACCGTAGAACGAGAAACCCTTATATTTACAAACATAACGCCCGTCCGGGCGCTTTTTTAGTGTCTGGCGTGGCAAGTGTATCACTCCTTTTCTCTTGTTGTGCCGCAAAACGCAGCAAAGTGCCATCGTAAATTGTGAACAAATTGAAAACATTTCGCAAACGCACAGGAAATTTTTGGTCATATTCCGTGGCGCGTCAGCATATGGTATTGCGGTGGACGGTAAAAAATACGCGACTGGGGAGGGAAATATGCCTGTTTTTGATAAAAAGTTTGTTGTTAAAATGCTCATTGAAAAGGTAAAGAAACTGCCGGATGACCTGCAAGCGGAATTTCTCGCGTGGCTGGAAAGGAAAATTTCTGCAAAGAAAACGTTATGAATACATAAATAATATGAACTGCGGAGAGCATCGAATCCGAAAGCAAGTAGAAAAAAATTAAGCAAGTAAGAAGCAATCCGTGGGAAATAACGGAAATAAATTAGCTTCATTATTATTTCCCATCCAGATTCGTGATGCCGCCGTTCTATCAGTTTGTAACAATTCTACTTGGTAGCATTGTGATGTTCTTGCATGGTTAATTTTGGGATGCAAAAGTAAGGAAAGGTCAAACTCCGCTTGTGAAAGTCAGGGAAAGTCAGGGAGGCAGGTACAGAATAGCAAAAGCAAAAGTCAGAGAAAGTCAGAAACTTGCAGGAATGCGACGGGCATCAGCGAATAAAAAGTGTCTGAAACGTAGTAATTGCAAGGTTTTGCGCCACTTTTGCGAACATGCTGCATTAGCACAAAAAATATGCTATTCATTGCTTAGCTCGAAAAATACGCTATTCGTTGCTTAGCATAAAAAAAGTGCTTAGCATATTTTTTCTGCTATTCATCAAATAGCACATTTTTTTTGCTTAGCTATAAAAAAAGAAAACAAGAAAAGAAAAAACGCTGACGCGCTGTAGCAGTGGCGGTCTTTTTTTTACAAACGAACGTTATTCCTTCGCGCGCGACATAGTATTCGGGCGATGATTTGCCGGCGTCGGCAAAATGTTCGTTTGTTTCCTCTCGCGCGCGCGACATAGTATATTATATATCCATACTTGTGTGTAATATATATATTATATATCATACAGTGTAATATAAGCTACTATACAGCACAAGTATGTATATATAAATAATATATAATAATAAAAGACCACTACTACCACCACAAGAACACATACTTGACAGAGTAGGGTAGGGGGATAATAGGGGGTATAGAGTAATAGGGGGTATGGGGGGAAGAGGGGAAAGGGGGGAAGAAGCGGGAGGGGAGAGGGACGAGCGGTGGTCTTGTGGTGGCAGCGGCGGTGGTCTTTTTTTATCCAGCACCTTTCTGCGGGCATCCGCAGCATGGTCATCTTCGCGGCTTCGCGAAATTGATAGCCGCGGGGCAGACCATTTTCGCGGCATCACGCAAATGGTTCTCACCGCCCTTTTTGTTGGGGTTAACAAAACGTTTTGCCATTTTTGCCCAACAAAAAAATCAGCAAGGGGGCTTGACAAACGGGGCAAGCTGGGCTATAATCATGGCAACTTGCTTCTTCGCTCTGCTCCTCTGCTGATTCTCCTGCTTGTCCTCACGCGCTTGCCGCTCTCAGGCGTTCGGGGACGCGCGGTTCTTCTTGCTGGTTTCATGTTCCCGACATTCGCGCCGTGGGCATCACGGTTCTCCCTTTTCAGCATCCCCCTTGTCCGCCATGCGCTTTAAGCTATGTTCCTTGCGCTCCTGCCGCATCCGACGTTCCGCCTTCGCGGTGAGGTACTCAACGTAGTCCATCGCCTCACGCACAACGTCATCCGGCGCACCCATCAGCTTGGCGATAATCGCCTCGCAGGTTGCGTCGAGAATCGGGCGGTCAGACGTTCCATGCGGGTTGTCGGACAGTCCGCAAAGGTAGTCGGTGGTCACGCCGAGCGCTTCGGCGAACTTTACAACGCTGGTAATCTCCGGCGTGATGGTTCCACGCTCATAGCAAGAATACGTCGCTTGCGACACTCCAACGATGCTTGCCATCTCGGCTTGCGTCTTTTTTTTTGCCTTTCTCGCTTCCTTGAGCCTATCTCCAAGCATAAAAAACACCTCAAAAATTTTTTTGCGTATTATCTTGACATATAAAATTGAGTATGCTATTATTAGCATTGATAATAAGCACTGATTGGAGGAATTTGGAGGGATGCGGATGCAGAATCGTTTGCGGGAGTTCCGCGCAAAGAAGGGCTTTACGCAGATGCAGCTTGCGTGCAAAATCGGATGTCAGCCGGGACTTGTATCACAGTATGAGAGGGGTGTATATTCCCCGTCACTGCATATCGCTATCCGCCTTGCCCGTGCGCTTGGCACGACGGTCGAAGCCCTTTTCGGGGGTGAGGTCGATGGCTGAGAAGGTGCGGCATTTTCTCCACGTCGCCGGGGTGCAAGGAATCAGCGTTGCCGCGCTGTCCGAAAAATCGGGCATCTCGAAGACGACTATTTACCGCTACGCCAACGGACAGGGAAGCCCAACGGTTGACGCGATGGAACGCCTTGCCGAAGCCCTCGGATGCACAGTCCGGGAGGCGTTCCCGGAGGTTTACAGCGAGAAGGTGGACGTGCCGACAGTCAACATCACGGACACGCAGCCCATCAGCACGGCAAAGCTGGCGATGCAGTACGGCATGACAACACGCGAGTTTAATCAGGCACTGTTCCGCGCTGGAATCCAGATACAGCGCGCCGATGGTTCTTGGGTGGTCGCCGGGAACTATGCCGACATGGTGACTTACAAGCCCGTCAAAACGGAGAAAGGAACGGTGCGGCTGTTTGCCATGTGGACGCTGACAGCGCGAAAGGTGATTCAGTCCTTGCTGGCGGAGCAAGGGATAGTTCCGGCGGACGGCGTGAACGTGGGGTCGTCGGAACGCCCGACAAGATAGTCGAGCGACACGCCGTAGAAGTCGGCGAGGGCTATCAGGCAATCAAAAGACGGCGAGCGTTCGCCGTACTCATAACGCTGGTAGCCCAAGGCTGACATTCCAACGGCGGAATAGACTTGTTTCTGCGTCAACCCGCGCTCATGGCGCAGATGCTTTAATCGTCCGGGAAAATCCATGAAGCACCTCCAAAAAACGCTTGACATAACCATTTGGCAGTGCTATAATAAGGCTACCGAACGGTTATGTAGAAAGAGGGGGAGAAGGTTGAGAAACGTTCGGATGGTTGAAGCACGGAAGCTCTGCGGAAAGACGCAGGAAGCCGTTGCGAAAGAGGTTGGCATTTCGACGCTTGCGTTTCAGCGCTACGAGGGTGGACAGCGAACCCCCAACGTTACGACAGCAATTCGCATTGCCGATGCGCTGGGGGGAGTGGACATTAGGGTGTTATTTGGTTGATGAGGGTGCGATGAGACCGGAGAGATTTCCGCAATCGTACCCGATATAGCCGAGATAATCATCACTGTCTGGGTCTTGAAATAAAACAGTGATTTTCAGTTTCTCTTTGTCACAAGGCAGCTTGTCCACTAACTTTGATAAAAGGTACTTCTGAAACTCCAAGCATTGATTTAATGCGGCGGAATCTCCATCATTTAACAAGTCAGTAAATATGCTGGGGTAAATTGAATCAGTAATGATAGAGTATCCGGAATCCGCAGAGTATAAAATCATGTAGTCATCCTTAAAAACCCCGTAGGTGTCAATAAGTTCGCGAAGTATCGCAGGGTTCGCTCCGGCTTTTACATAGTTGTTGTTTTTGCTGATTGCAACATAAGGCGTGTTACACGAAAATTTACCATTGAATGCGGTAAATGTATAATACGCAGACTCTTGCTTATCTGTAACGTCAACAAACTTTACTGTCAGCTGTGAATGGGTGCTATAATTAAGCCAAATATAGCGTGCGAACTGGATAAAAAGCGAAGTATATCTATCAATGAGTCCTTGAAAAGCGGACGGGTAGCAGTTCTTGTAGGTAACAAAATCGTCGTGGATAATTTTAACGTCAAAGTTGTCCATGTTCGATGATATGGATACAGAGGCAAAAATGCTATCATCAAGGATGGATAAAAATTCGACAACCTGCGTATCTGTAAGTCCACCCTGCACCGGCTGTCTTTCGGCAAACGCGGAAACGCAGGAAGCCATCAGGCAGCAGAGGACAAGCAGGACGGAAACAAACTTCTTCATCGTGATACCCCTTTCGTAACCTTGGAGGTGTGAACGTGTATCAGAGAAAACGGCATCTAAAGCAACGGGTTGAGGACTTGCAGGAACAAGTCAAGCGGTTGGAACAGGAGAACTTCGCGCTTTGCAAAGGGATGTACATGAGCGAAGGCGTACTCAAAAACAATCCGCTTTTGAGCTGGTACGGCAAGGAGCTGTGCCTTGTGCTTGGTGGTCTTATTGTATCACCGCGCTATATGCAGCTGGACTACGACCAGTTCCGACTATATATACGCGACGTGCTGGACTACATGAAGGAAATCCGGCTACTTGAGGAGAGCTACCAGCGAGAGAATCAAGCTGACGGCGGAGATGGAGACGGGAAGCAGGAAGCGCAAGCGACTTAACCTGTAACGCTCAATCTCTGCAAGCGCAAAATTGCTCAACTCCGGCGTGACAACCGTAATCGTATACATATCGGCGGACGATTGCGGAATTGGCTTCATCAAGCCAGCTTTTCGGAGCATTGCAATCTGATTGTCGGATAGCTTCTTGCCACGTTGGAAGTTACGACAAAGCCGATATTCCGAAGGAAGCATAGCATACTCACCACCTTTCGAGCATACGATAGGAGTGCATGGAGGTGAAACCGTGAAACTGATGTACCACGTCAACCTGCCAGACATCGAGAACCGGGTGAAGTACACCATCACGACGCGGCGGACAACCGCACGGGATATGCACATATTAGCCGATGCCGGGTATGTGCCTATCAGGACGCACGTCCAGCGTTCCGGCTTCGTAACGGTTGTCTGGGCGACATAGGCGGAAGCGAAAAAGGCTTCGCGCGAAAGCAACGTCTAATTCGCACAAAAACGCCCGCAGGAGCGCTTGTAAGTCCGAACTGGTATTTCCTTACCTGACGGGCTGGAAGCACTCAGAGCACCGCTTTTGCCCTTGTAGAGTGTTGTCCAGCGCAAACGCGCATCAGGAGCGCGATTTGATGAATTCGATGTACTTCATCACATCCGCACGCTGGAGCGCGGAAAGAGACTTCACCTGTTCTGTCAGCGGGTCGAAGTCGGGCGGCGAGAACGCGTTCTCATCACGTCCAACGAGTGTATCGAGCGAAACGCCGAGGACATCCGCGATTGCGAGAAGCCGCGTCGGAACAGGGTTGCTTCTTCCAGATTCGTAGTTTTGGATTGTTATCTCTGCGACATTGGCGCGGTCTGCAAGCTGTTGCTGGCTCAGCCCGTTCGAGAGCCGAAGCGCAAGCAGAATTTCCGGGAACGGCACGGTGCATCACCTCACTTGCGCGGGTTCGCCCGAACGTATCGAGCGTACCGCATGACTTCTTCCCGGTCAGACGGGGCAAGCGCGGAAATCTCCAAGTAGAGCGTATCTGCTTCCTTGGGAGACGGCGCACCGTCGCACCCGGCAAGATAATCGTAGGAAACGCCGAAGAGGTCAGCGACTTTCCCGAATACCTCAACGCTGGGAGAACGCTGGCACTTCTCCAACTGCGTCACGGACGCGCCGGAGATACCAAGCGCATCACCAAGCGCTGCAACGGAAAGCCCTGCTTGCTTGCGCAGCACCAAAAGGCGGGAAGCAAATTTTTCTCGTGAAAACATTGCAAACCTCTTGACATCAACGCAAAGTTGATGTATAATGTAAACAAGCAAGCGAAAAACACTTGCCGAGAGTTTATGAGAAGGGAGCAACAATGAGAACCGCATTAAGGCGGGTCAGAGCCTTACAAGGCTGGTCGCAAGCCGATGTTGCAAAGCAACTCGGAATTACGGTACAGGCTTATAGCATGATTGAGACTGGGAAGCGTGACCCGTCCTATCCTGTGTTGGTAGCGCTGGAGGACGTATTTCACACTTCCCACCGAGTACTACTGAGAGAGGAGTGACACGGAGATGCCACACGCAGACCCGGCAGGATTCGTCTTTTTGGGACTGAGCGTCGCAATCATCGCCGCGCTATGGCTGATTAACGAGGTGGCAACCTACATCGCCGTAGAACGCGAAGGACGACGCGAAAACAGAATCCTGCACAAATAGGATAACACACGGAGGGAACGAAAATCAAACACCCCCTCCCGAAGAAGAAAGAAAATCAATTTTTTTAGCGAAGAAACTTTACTGGTTGTAAAGTCGGAGAAGGGAGAAAAGTTGTCGAACATCCGGGAATTTGCAGAACGACGCGGGTTAAAAATGGCGGACATCGCCAGAATCACGGGAATCTCCGAATCCATGTTGTCGCTGATTGATAGCGGCAAGAGGAATGTAACACCAAACACCGCAAAGAGGCTTGCGCCGACGCTTGGCGTGAACTGGTGGGAACTTATCGACTAAAAAGCGCAAAGACAGAAAGGGGCATCACAATGGAAAAGGATTCTATCAAGTCGCGAATTGCAAACCAGCGCGGTTGCGTATCGCGCTGTGACGCGAACAAGACGATTTTCGCCATCCGCCATAGTGCGCGGAAGCTGAAAGCCATGACGCGCGACGAGTTCGCGAAGTTGGGGAACTGGGACGACATCAGCGAGGCATACGGCGCGTATGAAGCCGTGATGGAAGCCCTGCTGTTGGCTGTTGAGCATGAAATGGAGGGGTATCACAATGAGCAATGAAGTTATCAAGGTGCAAATCGCGAACCGTCTGCTGGACGAGTACGGCAAGGACATCCAGAGCCAGTGCATGGGTGATTGTGTATCGCGCTGTGACGCGAACAAGACGATTTTCGCCATCCGCCATAGTGCGCGGAAGCTGAAAGCCATGACGCGCGACGAGTTCGCGAAGTTGGGGAACTGGGACGACATCAGCGAGGCATACGGCGCGTATGAAGCCGTGATGGAAGCCCTGCTGTTGGCGGTTAAGTACGAAATGGACAAGACGGCGGTCGCTGTCTAAGGGAGGGAAAAGAAAATGAAAATCCTGAATCTTGAGAAAATCGTGCCGGACGAGGAAGCCAGGAAGGAACTCTTTGAGCAGCACATGATGGAAACCACGCTGCGGCTTAATGCGCCGCGCATCATCCGCGAACTCGACAACGCTTGCGACAGCAAGCGCACCGCCGACCACATTTGGAAGATTATCTGGATGGACGTACGGAGCGGGAAGGTGAAGGACTACGGAGCCTTTCAGAAGGTTTTCCCCGGCGAATTTGATGCCTACGTTGTCTACGGAGACATCATGAATAAGCTGCTTGAAGAAATCAGCGACAAGATGGGGGCGCTTTGGAATGACTGACTTCCAGCGAGCAACCGGGATAACGATGCAGCCGGAGGAAGGAGAAGGCTTGCGGTGGTGTCCCATCGACGCGGTAATTGTCAAGCAGATTCGCAACCATCTGGGCGACAGCGCCGCAATGCGCATCGTCTACGACGCCGTCTGCAACATGGCGGGCATTAACACGCCGGACGACATCACCAAGCTGACGTTCGAGCGGGCGTATAGCCGCGCACTGTCCGAGACGGGGCGGTATCAGGCGGGGGAAATTGACGCACAGGGAAATTTCATCGCGGAGGTAATCGCGACGGCTTTCGCCCTTGCGCCTAATGAAATAATAACACAGAAAGAGGGGAAATAAATGACCGAGTTTGGAGGGAATGAGCTGCGGAAAGCACGAGAAAATGCAGGTATCCGGCAGTGGCAAATCGCAAGCGAAATCGGGGTTTGTGAAGCACTCGTCGGGCGCTGGGAGCGTGGCGAAGCGTTCCCGTCGCCGGACGACGTTGATAGACTGGAAATCGCCTACAAAGCGCCGGGATTGTGGCACAAGTGGATGTTATCCAACTGCGATAGCTACCGCCGACATTATCGCGGCGTAGATGAGACAACGACGGCGGGGAGCGTTCTCCGAGGACGGTTCGCGATTGAGGACGTGATGGGATTGCAAAGTGCAATTGAGCGCGACGTATCGGAGGACGGGCGCATTGACAACCCGATAAATCGCGATAAGTACGAGGAAGTCCTGCGAAAGGCAATCGCCTGTATGACCGACACACTTGCGAGAATCGAGAAAAGGAGTGGCGCGAAATGACGCAGTACCTCAACACCGAGCGCGTCGCCGAAATCCTCTGCATCAGCAAGGAGAGCGCCCGGAAATTTATGCGCGAAATGCCGCACATCTGCATCGGCGGAAAGGCGCACGAAACCATCCGCGTAACGGTTGGCGACTTTGAGCAGGAGATGGAGCGGCGCAAGCGTTACCCGACGCAGGAGCAGGAGAACGAGGTCCTCCGACAGCGCAAAAAGCGCAACGACCTTGTTGCGCGCGGGCTGATGAACCCTGACGGCACAATTGCCCGGAGACGGGCATAAAAAAAGCGCCCGTGCCGCGGGTACAAAGCGCGGCACGAGCAGACAGAAAGGGTAATGTGGCGGTTAAGCCACTGCCATTCTAACACAAAAACGAAAGGAAGTCAACATATATGGAACAGTTTATCAACGAAATCGAGGAGAACGAGCAGGAAGAACGCACGGGTTTTGTTATCGACAACGACCAGAAGGCAGACTGGGCGGTTCGCCGCATCGCGGAGTTGGAAGCCGACACGCAGAAGTGGAAGGACTACTACAAGGCGCAGAGTGAACGCGTGGCGCAGTCCAACCAGCAGAGCATTGACTACTTCACCGCCCTGTTGGAAAGCTACTTCGACAGCGTGCCGCACAAGGCGACGAAGACCAGCGAGAAGTACAAGCTGCCGAGCGGCGTTCTGGTTCGTAAGGCGCAAGCGCCGGAGTACGAGCGCGACGATGCGCAAATTATCGCGTGGTGTGCCGAGAATGCGCCGTCCTGCGTGGAAAACGTGCCGAAACTCAAATGGGCAGCGCTGAAAGGGCTGATTACAGAGAACAACGGACAGGCGATTGATGAAATTACGGGCGAAGTCGTACCCGGCATCAAAATTGTTCCGCGCGACCCGGTTTTCGCGGTGCAGAAGGGGTGAGGCGAATGGCGAGACGCTGCTGCTTATGCGGGGCATATCTGGATAGCGGGGAGCGCTGCGACTGCGGATGCAGCCAAACGGACGAAGTGCCGCGAGGGTGCAGGAAGCCCGTGCGGAGAGTTGATGAAGCCAGCCGAACGGGTGAAGATTGGCGATGGGAGAAGTACATCAACGAACAGTATCAAAGATGGTACGAGTGCTAACAGGAGGAACGAGCATGGAAAACGGGCAGATTTACGCCGCAATCAGCGCGGCGATGGCGGACATTTCCGCAATCGGCAAGGACAAGTACAACAAACAGCAGGATTTTAAGTTCCGCGGCATCGACGATGTGATGAACGCCTTGAAGCCCATCCTGACGAAGAACAAGATTTTTACCGTTCCGCAGGTTTTGGAGCAGACGCGAGAAATCAAGGTGACGGCGAAGGGCGGCGAACTGCGGTATAGTCTATTAAAAATCGCGTTTCGCTTCTATGCCACCGACGGCAGTTTCATCGAGGCGGTGACGCTGGGTGAGGGCATGGACAGCGGCGACAAGGCAAGCAACAAGGCAATGGCGATTGCTTACAAATACGCGCTTTTCCAAGTATTTTGCATTCCGACGGAAGAGATGACCGACCCGGACAGCGAGAGCTACGAAACCAAGCACGAAGCGAAGCACGAACAGCCGAAGCCGCAGCCCAAGAACGCAGAGAACCCGGCAGAAACGCCGACAAACTACATCATGCGCGAGTGCGGAAACATCGGCATGGATATGCAGGAGTTAGGCAGAGTTCGCGCCGCACTGGTGGAAGAAAACATCGTCCGCAACATCCCGACGAAAGAGATGACGATGGCGGACGCAAAGGCGCTGATGGACGCAGTGAAGGCTAAGTTCCGGGAGGCATCGTAATGAATAGGGCGGAACGCAGGAGAGCGGCAAGGGATATGACCCACGCCACACAGGTCATCATGAGGGCGCGTGGGAGCTATGAACGCGAGTATGAGCGCGGAGCGAAGGACGCGGAACGCCACGCAATCAAGATGATTTTCGCCGGAATGTGCCTTGCGATGAAAGAAGAGTTCGGATTCGGCGCACAGCGAATTTATCGGATGCTGACAGCAACGCAAAAGTATCTTCAACCCGGCGCGTACTTCACAACGGCAGAATTGATTGATGAGGTGCTGGAAAAGACGGGCATCCGGCTGGATTTCGACGACCCGTTTGACATGGTGGAGCGAATTGAGAAAGGGGAAAGGCAATGAATATAGTCAGCAACGTGGAAATCATGGGGCTTGCGTCGAGTATAAAGGCAAGCCGCTATCCGATGGCAACCGACACGGAGCAATGCAGCGCTGAAGTCACAGAACGGACGATGGCGCTTGCCAACTGCCAGACGGGGAGCGGACACGACCAATTTTTGACGGGAATCGTCGTGCAGTTCGACCTCACGTTCACCGTCAAGGCGTGGGTTGAAGCCGAGCGGTATCATTTTCTGGATTTTGTATCGAGCCAGTCCACCATGCACCGCATTATGAGCATGGACATCGACGAGCAGTGCATTGACTATGTTCGGCGGGAGACAATCGAGCTTGTGGAGAAGCTGGTTGAGGCGTACAAGGAAGCCCCCACGCCGGAACGGTATCTTGCAGTCCTCTACAACGTGCCTGTTGGCTTGCGGCTGACGGCGCGTATGACCACCAACTACCGCCAGCTTAAAACCATCTATCAGCAGCGCAAGAATCACCGTCTGCCGGAATGGAGGGCGTTCTGCGCATGGATTGAGACGCTGCCGAGGGCGAAGTTTATTGTCGGGAAGGAGACGCAAAGCTGTGGCGACTGAAAGGGAAAAGTTTCCGCATTGCCCATACTGCGGCACGGAAATGCGGTGCGATTCCGAAAGGTACATCACAGGCGGAGGATACGCTGCATATAGATGCCCTAAATGCCGCTCCATGTCGCCAATTAACGAAGACATGGAATCGTTTAGCAATGCGTGTAAAAACGCCTATTATGACGCAATGCACCGGTGCAAACCGCATAATCAAGTTCTGACGATAGATGATTTGTTAAAAACAGTATGTTGCTGGGGGTTTGGAGGTGACCCGGAACAAGAAATTATAATGTGGCTGGAATATAAAGACGTGATTAAAGGATACACCGTAGTCAAAGGAATGGAAGCGCATGGCGAGAAAACATTGTTTAAGTTTTCGTTGCTCGGCGCTGACGGCGTTTTTAAACTGGATGCGGATGCGTGCGGAAGCCGTTGGCGATGCTGGCCGTTTAAGCCAACGCAAAATGCGCTGAAAGAAACGCCGTGGGAGGGAGAAAAGAATGTATAAGGAAGAGCTTATGCCGCGATGCCCGTACTGCGACGATGAAATGAAATACGTTCTACTCGATATGGAAAGAAGAACAGCGCGGCTTCGTTGCCCGACGTGCGATTCAGAATTTCCGCCAAGGGAGGAAGAAAGTGACGATGACGACTACGCAGCGAAACCGCGTTCTGACGTTTGCCGAAGCAATCATGCAGAACCAAAAGACGGCGCGTGTTTGGGTGGAACTGCGCTACAATATTCCAATCTGCGCGTATTTCCTCGTGCGCACAAACAAAACGTGCCGAGTGATTCCGTACAATCTTGGTATTGGCAGCTTCGTCGTCGGAGAAGAGGACTACGGCACAAAGTGGCGGTGCTGGGAAAAAGAGCCGACACGCGAAGGAACCAAACGCGAGCCGTGGAGTGAGCCATGATTGCGACAATCGGCAAGGTCATCGAGCAACCGGGCAGCCTGACAATCCAGACTGTCCGACCCGATGCGGAAAACTTATCCGATACCGTCACGGTGCTCTGGCAGGACTGCCGCACAATTAGTCCAGAGCAACGGCGCAAGGCGTGGGCGCTGATTGGCGAGATTGCCGCCGCGACGGGATACATCAGACAGGGAGAAAAAAGCGACCTAAACACGATGCTCAAGGCGGAGTTTCTGCGAGCGCGGATTGATAAGCTACAAGCGGAGGCAATCAAGGCATTCAGCCTTTCCGACGTGGATATGACAACCGCACGGCTTTATATTGATTGGCTGGTTGAGTTCTGCGTTATCAACGACATTCCGACAAAACAACCGCTTGTGGAGTACGCGGAGGACATCGGCGCGTATATCTATGCTTGCGTGATGCACAAGCAGTGCGCCGTTTGCGGACGCAGACCGTCAGACCTCCATCACTGGGAGCGCGTCGGAATGGGCGCAGACCGAACGGAAATCAATCATATCGGGCTGACTTGCGAACCGCTTTGCCGGGTACATCACACGGAGTGCCACACGATGGCACAGGCGGAGTTCGACGAGAAGTACCACATTCAGCCCGTTAAAATCGACGAAAAAATAGCGAAGCTGTACAAACTGGGGAGGAAAGGCAATGAACAAGCTGACAATCATCGGAAATCTGACGCGCGACGTTGAGTTGCGCACGACGCAGAGCGGCAAGAGCGTCGCCAACTTCACGGTTGCTGTCAATCGCCGCGCGAAACCGGGTGAAAAGGCGGAAGCAGACTTCTTCCGCGTCTCCGTCTGGGATAAGCAAGCGGAAACGTGCCAAAAGTACCTTGCCAAGGGACGCAAGGTGTGTGTGATTGGCAGCGTCAGCGTCAGCACATACACCGCCAACGACGGAAGCACACGCGCGACGCTGGAAGTTTTCGCGCAGGATGTTGAGTTCCTGGACAGCGCGAAACAGGATGCACCGCAGACGGAAGCACACGGAGCGGCTCAACCGCCCGCGCCGCAGTACACCCCGGTATACAACGAGGATTTGCCGTTCTAACGGCAGCTGATGGAGGTAGCAAATGGCGAAGGTAAAGTATGTGCCGATTCCGCTCGATATGGCTGAAGACATCGAGGAGCTGTCCGACGAGGAAATTGGACTTGTTGTCAGGGCGTATCTTCAATATGGCAGGAGCGGGGAAACGGCTGAAATGCCGCGTACAATCAAGTACCTTTATAACGCACTTGTCCGCGAACTGGACAGAGCGAGCGATGGATACGAGAAAAAAATTGCGGCTGGCAAATCCGGCGGACGTGGTCGCCCGAAGAAAGAACCGTCCGAAGAAATCCAGCAGCCCGAATCGGCACAGCTCAACCCCAAACCAGAGCAGAAACCAGAAGTGCACACCCCTGCACCCTTCATCAGCGACGAAGCAGCCGCAGAAATCCAGCAAGGCACAAACGATGTGCTGGACGAAGCGAAACGGCAAGGATTCCCCGACACAACGGCGACGATGGACAATATCAACCAGCTTGTGGCGGACAACGGCACGGAAGAAGTGCTGAAATGTGTGAAAATCGCCGGAGAATCTGGGAAGCCTAACATCCGATACCTCAAGGGTGTAATCAATGGACGCGCGAAAGAGAAACAGGAGAAAGAGCGACGAGAGCAAGCGCGGATTGAGGCGGAAAAGCACCCGATAAGGTTTGTCAATAGCACGGATGAAATTGAAGTGCAAGTCCCGCCGAAAGTCAAACAGAGAGATGTATTCATGAATAGCGTTGGGTATCCAGAGGTACGGACGAAGTTGGAAGAAATAGCGAGAAAATGGAGTAGTTAAAGATGGACGCATACATCAATGAGGACGCGGAAAAGAGCCTGATTGGACTTGCAATGCAAGACGCAATCGTAGCGCAAGAGGTTGCCGCACTGCCTGATGCACTCTTTGGCTTAAAGCAGATGCAAGCCTGTCAGCGCGGAATCATGCGACTTGTGAAGCAGGGGAAACAAGTTGACCTTGTGACGCTGGATGCAGAAGTGCAATGCGACTTCCAAGATACCGCCCTCTTGATGCAATGCGTACAAATGGGCATTTCGCCCGTCATGTCGCGGCAGTACATAGCGATTTTGGCGGAGTGCGCGAAACGCCGCGAACTGGCGACGCTGGCGCGAAAAATCCTGCAAGATGTAGGAAATCCGGGCGTGTCGGTTGCAGCGCTGCAAGCGGATTGCGCAGCGGCGGCACAGTCGTCAACCGCTATCAACGACGGGGTGACGATGCACGAAGCGTCGCTCATGCTTGCGAATTCTTTCGACAAGAAGGATGGCGTAACTTGCGGAATCGCAGACCTTGACGTGATGCTGGGCGGTTTCAAGCCGGGACAGCTAATCTATATCGGCGCACGTCCCGGCGTTGGCAAAACGTCACTTGCTATCTGCATGGCGAAGTACGTTGCGGAACACGGTGGCGGTGTGCTGCTCGTGTCGCTGGAGATGAACCCGGTGGAGATTGCAGCGCGATTCATGGCGAACGAATCAGGCGTAGACTTGCAGAAAATCTCCACAGGCAAGATGGAATTAGAGGATTTCGCGCAGATTTCGCCCTGCTATCAGGCGCTTGCAGATTTACCAGTCACAATCGAAGAAAGAGCGGTCACGCCCTTGCAAATCCGCAACGCGGCAGCAAAAATGAAGGCAAGCAAGCAGGGGTTGAGCCTGATTGTAGTTGACTACATCCAGCTCATGCGAGCCGATGAGAAGTGCGGAAACCGCACGGAGGAAGTCACGCAAATCAGCCGCGAATTGAAGCTGATGGCGATGGATTTTGGCGTTCCGCTGCTGTGCATGACGCAGTTCAACCGCGAAAGCGAGAAGGGGTTTGGCAAGTCGGCAAAAAGCGAGCCGGATATGTCACAAGCGCGAGACAGCGGCGCGATTGAGCAGGACGCGAACGTGTTTCTTATCTTGCATGAGCCGGAAGAGCCGCAGGACGCGAACAGCGACAGATGGCAATTGTACCACAATTGCAAAGCGAACGGGTTGACGTGGCAAACGTGCCGAATCAGGAAGAACCGAAACGGCGCAACGGGAGTTGTGAATCTGGGGTTTGATAAGCCGCATATGCGGTATACATGCCTAAAAAAGGACTAAAAAGAGGAAAGCCATGTACAACATCATCGTTTACGAGAACAAACGGTTTGGAAACATTCGGACATTCGTCGAAGAAGGGAAACAAGAGCCGTGGTTCGTGGCAGCGGATGTGTGCCGAGCACTGGAAGTCAAGAACGCACGGGATGCAGTGGCCCGTCTGGACGACGACGAAAAGAATACCGTCGTCAGCGAACCCGGGCTGTACGCACTCGTCCTCAGCAGTCGCAAGCCGGAGGCGAAAGAGTTCAAGCGCTGGATTACGCACGATGTCATCCCATCAATCCGAAAGAGCGGCGGCTACATCGCAGGGCAGGAAGACATGAGCGACGCTGACCTGATGGCGAAAGCACTGATTGTTGCCCAGCGACAGATTGAGCAGCGCGACAAGCAAATCACGGAGATGCAGCCAAAGGCGCTGTTCGCGGATGCTGTGAGCGCAAGCAAAACAAGCATCCTTGTGAACGAGATGGCGAAGCTGCTGCGGCAGAATGGCGTTGAAATCGGCGAAAAGAAGCTGTTCAAACTCCTGCGCATGAACGGATATTTGTGCAGCAAAGGAGAGCTTCACAACTGCCCGACGCAAAGAGCTATGGATATGGGACTTTTCGAGATAAAGGAAACGGCTATCACAACGTCGGACGGCAGCGTTATACTGCGGCGAACGCCGAAAGTGACGGGCAAAGGGCAAGGCGAGACGTGGCGGTGCTGGCTGCGGAAGCCAACGGCGGAAAGATTCTGCATCGCATCCGTGCGCTGATTGATATTCCGTTGCATGACGTGAAGGCAGGCGACTTGGGCGGCTGGATTGAGGCGGAGAGAAATCTGTCTCAGGCAGGTTCGGCGTGGGTCGCTGACGAGGCGTGGGTGACGGGTTCGGCGTGGGTGACGGGTTCGGCATGGGTGGCGGGAAAGGCGTTGGTGACAGGCGAGGCGCGCGTGACAGGAAATGCGTGGGTGAGGGGAAATGCGCGTGTAATGGAGTCGTCTGATTGCATCACCATCGGCGCAATCGGTAGCCGTGACGATACAACTACCTTTTATCGCGGCACGGATGGCGGAATATACGTTTCCTGCGGATGCTTCAGCGGCTCGATTGACGACTTTTCCGCAGAAGTCAAGCAAGTCCACGCTGGGACAAAGCACGAAAGGACGTACCTGTTGGCAATTGAGTTGGCAAAGGCGCAGATTGAGACGTAAGGGAGGAACGCTGATGGAGATGGTGACGCTGCCCGAGGCGGTGATTTTCGGCACGATGATTGGTTTGGGGGCTGACGGGCTTCCTGCTGGCGAAGGAAACGCGCCCGTGGTACATTTACATTCTGCTGGCGCTCGTCAACTGTATTATTTCGATTCTTGTTTACGCCGGAGCGGATGCGCTTTCGGCGTGGTTGGGGGGATAACAAATGCTGATGGAGCAAATCATCGGCGCGGATGGCACAATCAAAACAAAGCTGGACATTGCCATCCAGCGCTTGAAGTCCTTTGAGCCGCAGGAAGGGTATTTCCTCGCGTTTTCCGGCGGGAAGGACAGCCAGTGCATCTACCATCTGGCGCAGATGGCAGGGGTCAAGTTTGAGGCGCACTATCACGTCACGAGCGTAGAACCGCCGGAATTGATTTACTTCATCCGCGAGCATTACCCGGACGTGATTTTCGACATTCCACACGATAAGGACGGCAAGCGCATCAGTATGTGGTCGCTGATTCGCGACGCGAAAACGCCGCCGACAAGGGTTATGCGGTACTGTTGCTCATGGTTAAAAGAGACGAACGGTGATGGGCGGATGACTATAACTGGTGTTCGCTGGGCAGAATCGGCGAGGAGAAAAGAAAATCAAGGGGTTGCGGTTATTTCAGGGAAGCCTAAAACGACGCAGAAAAAGGCGGACGCGTTAGGTGTGGATTACAGAGGCAGCAAATCCGGGGCGCTGGTGATGAATGAAGACAACGATGAAAACCGCCGCCTTGCGGAGTTTTGCTACCGGACGCAGAAGATGCTGCTGAATCCTATCGTCGATTGGACAGACGAAGATGTTTGGGATTTTCTTGACAACATTGTGAATGTCCCGCACTGCAGCCTGTACGATGAGGGCTTCAAAAGAATCGGGTGTATCGGCTGTCCTATGGCTGGGGGGGCGAAACAAAGGCAGGAATTTGCGCGATTCCAGAAATTCCGCGCACTATACGTCCGCGCATTTGACCGCATGATTGCAAACCGCAAAGAAAAGCGCCCCGGCGACTGGCAGAACGGCGAGGAAGTCATGCGCTGGTGGCTGGCTGAAGAAGGAGAGGATTAACGATGACGGTTATCAGCGTGCTGTGTCTGCTGGCGGCTACGGTGTGCGTTGCTTGCGCACTTATCAATAAGGAGTGATGTTGGTTGTGAAAGAATTGCAAGATGAGATTGTAACTGTTGTGTTTTCCGAACTTCTTCGAGCGCAGAAAGAGCATGGAGAGATGTTCAACTCCATGCCGGAGGCGTTCTCCGTCATCTGGGAGGAAATCGAGGAAGCGAACGAAGAGATGCAGCGCGTTCGTCAAAAGGCAAATGACGTGTGGCTTGCAAATCGCCGGGACGATGCAGACGCGTTTCAGGTACGCGCGAGCAAAACAGCGGCGGCAGCTACACTGCTGGCTTGCGAAGCTGTGCAGGTTGCGGCAATGTGCGTGAAGGCGCAGAGAGGAGGTGCAACATGGTCGAAAGGCAAGATTGGCTGAACGCGCTGACAATCTGCCCGGTTTGCAACGCAGTGATGAAGCGATACACTACGATTGATGTTCAGGGAGGCGCATGGGTAAAATGTACAAATCCAGAGTGCGGACTACACGGCGTTCTCTTTATGCCGATGTAATTCCAACGGAAGATGAAGAGCAGGAAGCCCTGTTCCGCTGGGCAGAGGCTCAAAGCGCAACGAAGCCGTGGCTAAAAGGAATGTTCGCCATCCCGAACGGCGGTTATCGCGCCAAAGCAACCGCCGCAAGAATGAAGCGAACTGGGACGCGTGCAGGAGTTCCGGACATCTTCCTGCCCGTCTCCAACGGACGTGAACACGGGCTTTTCATCGAAATGAAGCGGCGAAGGGGCGGGACGGTATCGACATCGCAGAAAGAGCGCATGAAGATGCTGACTGCCGAGGGCTACCGCTGCGTTGTGGCAAAGGGCTGCCAAGAAGCGATTGATGCAATTATGCGATACATGGACGGAGAGTGAGACAATGGTGGACACCGACGACATCCGGTACTCTTTTTGGTTGGAGAAAGAGCTGGAAAAGAACGTCAAGCGGCTTGAGGGGAACGTTTCGCGCGGATGCAAAAGCCGCCACGATGCCTACAAAGTCAGGGCGACACAGGACGCAATCAGGCGGCTAAACGCAGAGAAGGAGGCAAACGGGGCAATCGAGAAGGTACAAGATATGCTGTACACGGAGCTAATGAGCGGACAGATTCGCCCTGCGCTGTATACAGCTATCGTCAAAGCATTTGAAGGGGTAAAATAATCGTGGGCGGTTGCGGGAGGGGAAAATGGTTGACTTAAAGCGGATGCGGTATCTCATCAGGCGGTATCCTATGGCTTGCTTGCGAGCGGAGCAGGCGCGAATCCGGGCGCAGAAGCTGACGCGGACAATCAGCGACGCGCCGCGCGGGGGCGGGAGCATGAACAGCACGGAGGAAGGGCTGCTGTATCGCGTCGAGGCGCTGGAGCGCAAGAAAGCAATCTGGGACGAGTTGTGCAGGATGCGCGAAGAGCTTGCGCCGCTGGTTGACGCGCTGGAAAGTCCGCTGGAAGTGCAGTGCATGAGGATGCGGTATCTGGAGGGGCGGAGCGTCCGGGAAATCAGCTACAATCTGGCGTATTCCGAGCAGCACGTTTTCCGCGTGATTGGGAACGCGGAGCGGAAAATCCAGAGCGCGGAATAAGGCGGTCGCGCATCGAAAGGTGCGCGATTTTTCTTTGCAAAAAATCTCGAAAAAATGTGATTTGCCTCTTGACATATACGGCAGCATATGCTATAATAATAGTGTCAGGAGAGCGGTACAAAATAAAAGCCCCCGACAGAAAGAGGTAAGGAAATGAAGCCCGAAAACTACGCGAAGCTGTCCCCTGCCGCGAAAAAGCTGTACGACAACCCAAAATTTGAGTTTGAAATCCTCACCAGCGGCGAACATGCCGGAATGCTGCATGTGATAGGTTGGGTGAAATCCATGCCGCGCCCTAATGCTGCCGCCTTGCAGGAAATCAAGGCTATTCTGCTGGAGGAAAAGGCGGAGCGCGACGCGGAAGAAGCCGCGAAGCGCGAAGAAGCCGCCCGAATCGGCAGAGAGCGCGAAGCGCGCCGCGCCGCCATCCCCGGCGTGAAGCTGATTGAAAAGGCGCGTGAAGAGTGGGACAAGTGGCACGATGACACAGTGCGCGCCATCGACAACGGCGACGGCATCCGTCCCGCCGAACCGAAGGTGAACATCGAAGAGCTGAAACAGCAGTTTCCGCAAGCCGCCGCCCTGCTCAAAGCGGAATCTTATAGCCGCTCGACTAATTATGCCAAGGCATCCGCAGGAAGCAAGGCGCGCGAACGAATCATCGACGGCGAGGACTACACGCAGGTCATTGCCGACATGGAGCAGGAATGGACAGACTATTGCCATAAGCACATGTGGGACTAATGTCAAACAGCAAAGAAAGGGGTTATGGCAATGCGGAAAGAGTACTACCAAGGCGAAGTGTCAGTCCGCGCAATGAAGAAGTATCGCGAGAAAGAAGGAATCAAAACGGTGCGCTTCGACGTTCGCGCTGGGAGCAAAGAGGCGCTGGAAGAAGAAGCAAAGCGCCGCGGTCTTTCTGTGGCGCAGCTAATCGTTGATTCCGTAAACGCCTATGTCGGGCGTGAAATAATAAGCAACAGAAAGCAATAAGGGCATCGGGCGCATCCGCTGGGGTGCGCCTTTTTTTGTTGCGTAAAAAAGTTTGCAAAAAATCTCGAAAAAATGTGATTTGCCTCTTGACATATACGGCAGCATATGCTATAATAATAGTGTCAGGAGGGCGGTACAAAATAAAAGCCCCCGACAGAAAGAGGTAATGATTATGAAGACCATCAAGCTGAGCACCAAGGCGCTGGAAACTCTCAACCGCAACATGGAGTACACCACCCGCAACTGGACTTACACCCGCGACGCGTGGACTGGCGAGTACAAGCGCATCGCGAATAAATGCTTTGGCACTACCGCAGTCCCCACCGACTGGGAAACCATCATCGTAAAGTAAGAGAGGAGCAAGCACCATGTCGAACGAAGAAATCATCGCCAAGTCCGCCATCAGCGCGGGCATCTTCTCCGAAGAGGAAGCCGCCAACTACATTATGAACGGGTTGCGCCTCCCGATTCACACCTTCGCAGAGTGGAAGAACCACGGGTACATGGTAAAGAAAGGCGAACACGCCGCGCTGACCGTGAGCATCTGGAAGCCCAAGACGCGCAAGCAGAAGAAGGACGAAAAGAACGTTGACGCAAAGGAAGAGAACAGCGGGTTCTTCCTGACGACCGCATACCTGTTCACCAAGCAGCAGGTAGAAGCAATCAAGCCCGCCTAATCGCAACAGAATGCCGCCTGAGAGCCGTTGGAGCAATCAGGCGGCATAATTATGAGCAAAAACAAACAAGCAGTTAGAACGCGAAATAGGAGGCATTGCTGGCAATGGCAAAGAAGCAAAAACATATAGAAATAAAAAAATGAGAGTTATGAGAGTAATTTCCGTGCTATAATGTAAAATGTAAAAGCAGCAAGAAAGACGTGAGCAGTGATGCAAGCGTCTTTTTTTGTTGGAAGAGGCGACTATGGAAGTGCTGCTCTTGCCTCTTCAGCGGCGGGATTTATGCGTGATGCGCTTTGTTGCGTTGGTGGGGACGCGACGGAAGAAGAGGAGGGAAAACGAAATTGGCGACTGGGCTGCATATCGAAATGAAAAAAGTACAGGAGCTGAAACCATACAAGAAAAATCCAAGAATCAACGATGGGGGGGTGGAAGCATGTGCGGAATCAATTAAAAAATACGGCTTTAAGTGTCCCATTATCATTGATAGCAAAAACGTAATAGTTGCAGGGCATACAAGATTAAAAGCCGCGAAATATCTGAAACTCGATGAAGTGCCATGCGTGGTTGCCGATGACCTGACAGAAGAGCAGATAAAAGCGTTCCGAATTGCCGACAACAAGGTGAGCGACTTTTCGCTCTGGGATAACAAACTACTTCTCGAAGAGCTGAACGATATAGCCATCATGGATGAGGATTTGTTCACCGGCTTCAACATCGAAGAAATTACAGGCTCAAGCGTTTTCGAGGCTGAAGATGGCAACAATAAATTAACAGCCGATGAAGCGCTTGCCATGTACGAGGTGGTATTCAAGAGTGACGACCCGGCCAAAATTGAGAGAATCAAATTGGCGTGGGAGGACATAAAAAATGGATGATGACATTCTCGTTGTTATCATTAGCGGTAAAAGACCGGGAGGCGAAAGAGCAAGACCTACCGAACGTCTTTCGACAAAACATCCACGGATAATCGTAAGCAACAACAGCAATGGCTATATAACAACCATCCCAATTGTCAACGTTCCAGAAGAGTACAAGAAATGGTATATCGAAAACCACAAAAATAGCGAAAACGCATGGTTCGCGCCAATGAACAGGAGCTATGCGATTAAATACGCAAAGGAATTAGGCTATCGATACCTTGTGCAGCTCGATGACAATATAATCCAGTTACAAATCGCCTTTCTAGATGCGAAGAAAGGACGCAGATTTCGAGCGCACATAACAAACAAGCCAAATGCGCTTGATGATTTTATCAACGCTTACAAAGTAACGCTTGAAAACACAAACGCAGCAATGGTTGGATGCACACTTTCAGGGACGGCCATACCATGTACTTATTTGTGGCGCGAAGGATATGTATACAGCCTTTTTATGCTGGACTTGGAAAGATGTCCTGAAATTTTTCATGGCGATTTTGAGGACGACATAGAATATAGGCTGAAATGCGCGCAGATGGGCAGACCTGTTATTCAGTTGCCGTGGCTGATGTACGGGAAAGTAGGGCAAGGGAAGAACACTGATTTGTCCGGGTGCAGAGCGGAATATGCAAAAGCAGGGATGATGCGTGGGGAAAATATGCGCAAATTATACGCGGAAACGTACAGCTGCAAAATGACGCATAAACGACACAGAACAACCGCGGAAGAAGAGCAAGATGCTATGTACTTCAAGCACCAACTAAAACCAATAAGAGTAGGAGTGCTGACGCACGATAAAGAAGCGATTAGAAGATGCGCAATTGAACTGTTTGCAAAATACAAAAAGAAACAGGAAGATAAGTGCGTAGTAAAGGTAAAAAAATGATTGATGAGAAAGATTTCGGCATCGACATCCCGGAAATCCACTTCCCGGACACAATCGAGCTTGACGACGACATAGACTTCTCTGTCGCCGACTTCTCCATCGTAGACGAGGAAGAGCAGACGCGCATCATAAAGCCCAAGATGGCAAAGTCGGCAATCTACAACAAGGCAGATTTTCAGTATGCACGCGACCTTGCCTCCCAAATCAGCCTTGAGAAAAACACGCGGACAACCTGCATAGTCCCCGGCAATTTCATTTTTGGCGACTTACCGGAAGCCCTTGTGATGTATCGCGGCATCGACCTCAAAACCATCTACTGTTCCACGTTGTCGCTGTCGGAAAACAACGTAGACAGTTTCAAAAATCTGCTGCTTTTCCGCAACGTGGAGAAAATCAATCTGATGCTGTCCGGCTACTTCTACAGCCACTACAAAACGGATTTAATTCCGTACCTGTACGAAGAGCTGGACATCGACAACAAGCTGCAAGTCGCGTTTACAAATACGCACATGAAAATCCTGCTGATGGAAACGCACAAGGGAAATCATTATGTGCTGACGGGGAGCGCGAATTTGCGGAGCGCATCCTGCTTGGAGCAGTTCGACTTCGAGGATAACGAGGAGCTGTTCAACTTCTACCGGGAAGCGTTCGACAATCTTATTGACAAGTATAAAACAATCGACTACACGAACCCCAAAATCGTAAGGGGGAATAAAGCATGGCAAGCGGTTCGGGCAAAGGGCGAAAATTAACGCTGAAAGGCTCATCGTCCGCAAAGGGCAGACGCAGAAAATACAGTTCGCGGTTCAAACTCAACCGCGTAACGGGCGAAATCACGAACGAAAAGCGCAGCACGAGGGCTTAAGCAATCAGGGAGGCGATAATGCATGGAGTTCTCGCGTCTTTACGAGAATCTTTCCAAATGGTTCCCTTCCCCATCTGAATGTGCAGGAGCGTATGACATCCCGGTTATCGCGCCAACAAGCGAACCAGACGTGACGGAGTGGATTCCATTCAACGACCTTTCCAAGCCATTCAAGGCGACGCAGGGCATCCATATGTTCGTGGACGACTACCGCATGAAGCGGCTATGGGCGCAACCAGACAGGTATCTTGCGATTTTGGAGCTTGCCGGGTGCGTCGCATCCCCGGACTTCTCCATCTATCAGGACACGCCCGAAGCGCTGAACATATATTGCCACTACATGAAGCACTGGCTTGCGGCTTATTGGCAATCATACGGCATCAAGGTAATCCCTACAATCTGCTGGGGAAGCAAAAAGACGTTCAGTTGGTGTTTTGACGGAGAGCCGACGAACGCACCGGTAATCGTTTCATCCGTTGGAACGCAAAAAAATCCAGAAAGCAAAAAAGCATTTTTGGATGGGTATAACGCGATGGTGGAGCGACTATCACCAACTGTAATTCTGCTTTGCCGGGAAAAAGCCGAAAGAATGCACGGGTAATATCGTAGAAATCGCGCCATTCTACGACAGCGTTGTCAAGAGGAGAAAAGATGTTTCAGTTTAGGTTGCAAGCGTGGGGGGGGGAGAGAGGCGGCAGCATTTCGGCGAAAAACACCTCTTCCACCTATGTTTCCGGCGGCAAAGTTGCAACCGTCGAATACTACAACCAAAATAGCGGCTCACGCGTCGAAAAAATCCGTACATTCGCCGACAATGACGGATTTGTAAAAGATTTGGAAGTGTTTGCTATGTCATATTTAGTCCCCAATAAGTATGACGTGGTTGTCCCACTGTATGTTGCGACCGCAAGAAGCGAAACCCCGTATCTTGGAAGCACCAAGGAAGCCGCTGCACTTGGAAAAAAAACAGGGAAAGTGGAAATGGCTCATATCGGCATCAATGTCAACACGCCGAAGGGTGTATCTGAAAAGCAAGAGGCATATGCCAAAAAGGTCGCAACCCAAATGATTCGACGAAGCGCAGAGCATTTCGTCCAAGGCGTCGCACTTGGGCAAACGACGCTTGAAAATTTGGGAGAAGTGTTCAAGAAGCAGCCTGCACTCTCTGCGAGACAGGTATTAGACGGGAAATTCAGGTAATCAGGCGGTGAGTAAATGCCAACGGGACAGGAAACAAAACAGTATCCGCACGGGAAACATCCAAACAGCCTTGCGAATCTTAAAAAGGGAAAACGCTTCGGGAATGGCGAGGGTAATACGCTGAACGCACGAGAAGAAAACCGAAAGTCCGTCGCAGTTCGGAGCGGGAACAAGACATTGCGTGAATTTGCAATTGATTTTGCAGACAAGCCGATGGGAAACGGCAAAACCTTCAAGGAGGCGTACATCATGCGCCTTGCAAAAATGGCTGCCGATGGAAACCTTGCTGCTATGCAGTATTTTGCAAAACTCATCGGGGAAGACCCCGGCGACGTTGTAACCGTCAAAGCGCCGACGCTTTCAGAGGACGCGAAAGCAGACATTGACAAGTTGCTGAAAGAGACGCGGGGAGAAGTAAAATGACGACGCTGACGCGGGATGAAGTGTGGAACATTTGGCGATACCATCCCGCCGCCGTAGGCAGAATGTGCGGATTCCGTGATTTAACGGACGACCTTCACGGACGCTGGATGCAGCACATCATCTTCGGAGCGGACGATTACACGCTTCAAGCGCACCGCCTGTCCTACAAGTCTTCCTGCCTTTCCGTGGCGCTGGCAATGTGGTGCGTTCTCAACCACGGCAAAAACGCGATTTTCATGCGGAAAACCGATAGCGACGTTGTGGAGAGCATCGCGCAAGCGAAAAAGGTATTCGCCAACGAGGCTTTTTGCTACATGGCGCAAATCCTCATGCAGCAGGACGTGACGCTGCTGAAATCGGGCGGAAACTGTATGACGGTGAGCGTGTACGATTCGCCGCGTGGCGCTGACCAGCTAATCGGCATCGGCTGCGGTTCGTCCATGACTGGCAAACACGCGGATTTGATTGTTTGCGACGACGTGATAAATCTTAACGACCGCATCAGCCGCGCAGAGCGAGAGCGCACCAAGGGCGTTATACAGGAGCTGCGAAACATCGTCACCCGCGACGGGCGCATTGTTTTCATCGGCACACCCTGGCATATCGAGGACGCGTTCACGCTGGTTGCGCCGCCGGAAAAGCACGACTGCTATTCCACCGGGTTGATTGCGCCGGAGAAGCTGGAAGAGCTGCGGAAATCAATGTCCCCGTCGCTATTTGCCGCGAACTATGAGCTGCGCCACATTGCCGCCGAAAATGCGCTGTTTGATACGCCGCCGACGTTTACGCCGGAAGCGGAAAAGCTGCGGGACGGCATCGCGCACGTTGATGCTGCATACGGCGGCGAGGACTACACCGCGCTGACGTGTGCCAAGCGGGACGGCGACACGCTGTACTTGTACGGGCGTTTGTGGCGCAAGCACGTTGACACGCTGATGGACGCACTGCAATCGGAGACGGAGCGCCTAATGTGCGCGCCGATTTACTGCGAGACAAACGGCGACAAGGGATATTTGGCGCGGGAATTGCGCCGCCGCAATATGGCAGTACGCGCATACCCGGAGAAAATGAACAAGTACCTAAAAATCAGCACATACCTCAAAAAGTGGTGGGGGAATATCGTGTTTTTGGAAGGCACAGACAGGGATTATATCGCGCAGATTATGGACTACACCGAGGACGCGGAGCATGACGACGCGCCGGACAGCGCTGCGTGCTGCTGCCGTATTCTCGATAGGAGCGGCGCGAGTTTGTATGTTGGGGGGTGATACAGATGTTTACAAAAATCACATGGCAGGATTGGCAAAACGAGCCGGACAAAGCAAAGGCAACGCTGGCGGTTATTGGTGCATACAAGCACAGCGAGGACTTTGACAAGGCAGGAATCGCGCAACGATACTACGAGGCGCAGAACGACACAGTTTCCGCGAAAGTCGTGCTGCGAGCCACAACGTCGGAGACGGAGCAGACCACCGCCGACGGGAAAAAGGTCAAAAAGAAGGGGACAGCAACCGAAGCAGTCCCCGGACAGCGCATTTATAGCGACTTTTTCCGCCGATTTACCATGCAACAGGCGAATTATCTGCTTGGTAATGGCGTGGAGCTGGAAAACGACGAAACGAAAAGCAAGCTGGGAACCGGGTTCGATACGACACTTGCGAAAATCGGACTGTGTGCGCTTGTGCATGGCGTATGCTGGGGCTACTGGAATCTCGACCACGTTGAGATTCTGCGTGCGTACACGGATAAAAACAGCGGGTTCGTGGCGCTGCTGGACGAGCTGACGGGCGAACCGATGGTTGGGGTGCAGTTCTGGCAGATTGGCGACGACAAGCCGCTGATGGCGCGTGTATTTGAGCCGGACGGCGTGACGGTTTACAAAACGCGCGAAAATGCCTCTGATTTGGAGGTTGCGCAGGAGAAACGCGCCTACAAACGGACATATGCGCGTGACATCACGGGAGAGCGCCTTGTGTCCGAAGAGAATTACAGCGCATTGCCAATTGTGCCGCTGTACGCGAACGACAAAAAGCAGACGGAGCTGACGCTGGCGATTCGTTCCAAAATCGACTTGTACGACATCGTTCTTTCCGACTTTGGAAACAATCTGGAAAAGGCGAATGATGTTTACTGGGTGCTGAACAACTTCGGTGGAAATTTCGACGAGGTTGCGCTGATGCTGGAACAGATTCACCGCCTGAAAGCCATTGCAAACATTTCGGACGGCACGTCATCCAGCACAGTAACGCCGGAGACGTTTGAAGTGCCGTATGCCGCGCGTCAAACCGCGCTGGAACTGCTGGAACGGCAGCTATACCGCGATTATATGGCGCTGGATGTGTCGGAACTAACGGGCGGCAGCCTAACGAACGTTGCAATTCGGGCAAGCATGGCGAATCTGGACTTGAAGGCGAACGCCTACGAATGGCAGTGCTTTGATTTCGTGCAGAAACTGCTTCGGATTCTGGGCATCGAAACCGAAACAATCCGCTTTAAGCGGCAGACGATTGCCAACGAAAGTGAAATCATCCAGAACATCTACACAGCGCAGGGGGATTTGGACAAGGAAACGCGCCTGAAACTCAATCCGATGATTCTGCCGGAGGAAATCGACGACATCATGAAGCGCGGGGAGGAAGAATCGCTTTTGGGTATGCGGATGGCGCAACAGGCAATGCAGAAGACAGGCGAGGAGGAAGAAAATGCTGTATCTGATGGTGATTCTTCAAGTGCTGGCGGCAAATAACGTCATCGTTCCGGACTGGCTTTTGTGCATCGGTTGGTGGCTGGTGGCGGTTCGATGTGTCTTGCGCATCCTGATTGCATTTTTTGACGCTGGGGAGACGGGCAAGCTGTGACGGACGTGGAGCGCAACGATTTGCGCGAAGCCGCGCTGCAAATGCGCATAAAGGCGATGTACCAAGAGGCGCTTGACATCGCCACGGAGCGCCTGAAAGACTTCTTGCGGAAAAAGCAGCAAGTGGACGATGGCAAGATAAAGCCGCCCGCATACTACGACACGCCCGAAAAGGTAGAGCGGTGGAAAGCGGGTTTTGTCCGCGAACTTATCCGCCAATACCGAGTGGAAGAAGTCATCATGGAGGAAATCTGCAAGGCAGGGAAACGGGCAACCGACGACATCCGGAACACGATGGGCGACGTGTACGCCGACAGCTTAGGCGAGGCGCAAACCGTCATCGAGGCGCAAGCAGACCGCGCGGGTGTCAAGGTGTCGTTCGCGCAGCCCAACAAGCGCGAAATCAAGGCGATTTTTGCCGCGAACGAAACAGCATTCACGAAGCTGGCGTACAAGAATCTGGGGCAGAACACCGAAATTCGCCACAAGCTGCAAAACGCGCTGGCGCTGTCATCCACGCTGGGCGAGGACAGGAAGAAACTGATGATCCGCATCAGCGACATCACAGGACAGAGCGAGTGGCAAGCGCGGAGAGTAGCGCAGACGGAACGGACGCGTTCACAGAGCCAAGCGAGTTATGCCGCATCGCAGGAAGCAGCAGACCAAGGCGTGACGGTCTACAATAAATGGTTTTGCCGCTTCCAGAATAGCCGTGAGGCGCATATGGCACGGCACGGCAAGATGGCGAAGCAGGGCGAGTGCTTCCCGAACAGCAACATCCGCTTTCCTGGCGACCCGAACGGAAGCGCAGCGGAAACAATCAATTGCTACTGCATGATTATGCCGAAAGTCATTCTGTCTACCGAGTATGTGGACGAAGACGGCAACATCCGAAAGAAGGAAAAGGAATGAGCGGGTTCGTAGACCACACGCAGGAAATCAATCAGAAGCTGGAACAGGCGATGTTTGTTGGGCTTTTGGCGGTTGCACAAGAATCCGTCGGCATGGTGCGCGAGAAGATGGTGACAGGCTATGAGCATAAGGTCTACGACACTGGCAATCTGGCGAGAAGCATCACCGCCGACATCGACCCCGACAACAACGAAGTAACCATCGGCACAAACGTCGAGTACGCGCATTATGTACACGATGGGCACGCGGGACACGCCGTTTTCTTTCTCAAGCTGGGCGACAAAGGCGAGTTTCGCGTCATGCCGGGAGGGTACACACCAGGCAGACCGTTCATGACGGACACGTTCGCAGATTCCGCAAACGCGGAACGCCTTGTGGACATCATGGCGGATGTAATCAAACAAAACATGGACTAATAACAGCAACATCAGCGCATGGCAAAGCACCGCCGTGCGCTGTTTGCATATACGCGGAGCAAGGCAAAGCACCGCCTACCCGCAAACAATCAAAGGCGCAAAGCACCGCGCCCCGAAGCAAAGGAGATTGAATCATGAATATCCTCACCCGGAAAAACCTGAAAGCCCTGAATGTGCCTGATGAAGCGATTGACGCGATTGTGGAAGCCCACAGCGACGCAATCAACGACATCAAGGCGGAGCGCGACAAGTACGCGGAACAGGCGAAGCAGATTGCAGCGCTGACCACGGAGCGCGACACGCTCAAGCAGCAGCTTGCCGACGCGAAGAAGAGCGGCGGCGACGCGCAGAAGATTCAGGAGGCGTTCGACGCCTACAAGCAGCAGGTGGAAACGGAAAAGAGAACCGCGACGTTGACAACCGCCGCAAGAAAGCTGCTGACAAGCAAGGGGATGCAGGAGAAACTTGCCGACCTTGTGATGGCAAAGCGCGGACTGGACGGCATCGAACTCGATGACAAGGGCGCAATCAAGGACGGCGACAAGCTGATTGACGCGCTAAAGGGCGAGTATGGCGACCTTTTCTCCACGCAGCAGCAGCAGGGGACACCTACCACAACCCCGCCGAGCGGCGGCAATGCCACGCACGGCAGCGGACGCGCCGCAGCACTGGCGGCGAAGTACGTGCAAGATATGTATGGCGCAGTTGCGCCGGAAGGAGCAAATAAATGAGCTTTACCAGCAAGGCAACCGGGACTGTTTATCACCCCGGTTATTTTCTTGAAAACGCGGAAGACGCAATCCGCGAAACCAAGCAGATTAAGCAGTCGGGCGCTACCACCGCCGAAAACGGCGCGAAGTACGTCAAGATGGGGACTGTTTACCACGCAAATGACGGAACTGCTGTCGGCATCGTGTACGAGGACGTGGACGTTACCAGCGGCGATATGCCCGGCAGCGTCGTGACGCGCGGCACGGTTTACGAGAGCCGTCTCCCCGCCGAAATCAACAGCACCGCCAAGAGCGAGCTGACGGCAAAGGGCTTCTACTTCATCGCCGCCGAAGCCGCGACGGTTCGCCCGTACTGACGAAAGGAGAATACTATGCAGATTCCGTCTTTTGAGAACAATATTTTCGGTCTGATTCCCAAGGAGGAGTGGCTGGACGTTGGCTTTAACGTCAGCCGCCCGAACGACCCGGTTGACGCGCTGTTTCCCGACGAATACAGTGAAAATCTCGTGGCTAAGTGGCAGGAGATTGCCAACCAGTACCAGCTTCCCGTGATGGCTGACTTCCACAGCTTCGACAGCCGGACGAACATCGCCACCCGCATCCCCGTCGATACGCACAGCATCGAGAAGGGACTGATTAAAGTAAAGATTAACCAGTCCGAGCGTATGCGTGCGCTGCTGCGTTCCGGCGTGCAGAATGACGCTATGTATGACTACGTTATCCGTGACGGCATCATGCTCGCCGACCAAGTTGTTACGCGAACCAAGGTTGCGAAGAACGAGGTTCTGGCAACCGGCAAGATGACCATCAAGGAGAACGACCTCGACCTGACTATCGACTATGGCGTGAAGCCGGAACAGACGGAATTCACGTTCGATTTCAGCGAGGACGCGGACATCCCGGCACAGATTCAGTTTGTGTCTGACACCGCGCAGGAAGCGGGAACAACGGTTGACACCATCGTTACAAGTCGCAAAGTGCGAAATCAGATGCGTGCAAACCGTGCAATCCAGAAGCGCATCAACGGCACGTTGAGCGAGGGCGCGTATGTGAGCAACGCCGCGCTGGATACGTTCCTTTCCACGGAGTACGGCATCAACCGCGTTATCACTAACGATTTGCAGTACGCCATTGATGGCGGCATCGGTGCGGACGGGCGACCGATTCGCACGACCAAGCGCTATTTCCCGCAGAACAAGATGACGTTCCTCGGCACTGGCAGCGCCATGACGCGCATCGGCGCGGGCTTGTGGGGACAGACCCCGGAAGAAACGGTCAACACCGCGAACACCGGGCTTAACGTCAACCAGTCCGGTCAGCACCGCTATGTGATGGTGTCGCAGTGGGTGGAGAACGACCCAGTTGTGCTGTGGGCGCGGGCATCCGGCTTGTTTATGCCGGTTATCTTCAACCCGCAGAGCATCTGGATTGCAACCATCACGGACGCGGCGACGGGACAGTTGACGGTTTCCTCTGCCGCTGGCACGGGCAAGGGCAACACGACGCTGACTGTCAACCCCGCGAAGGAATCAAGCTCCAACCTGTACAAGGTGAAGGCTGGTACGACCGCTCCGACCGCAGCCTATGGGCAGAATGTCCGCACTTGGAGCAACTGGGACGGCACGTCTGACCTTGCGATTGCGACGGGGCAGAAGGTGACGGTTGCGGAATGCACCAGCGACTACCGCGTGATTCGCTCCGGCAGCGCGACGGTGACGGCAGCGACCTAATGGAGGTGGAAGCATGGCTGTGACGCTGGAAATGGCAATGCGCGAGTGTAACAACTTTTTTGAGCGCTGCAAGTACGCTGGGGAGATTCGCATCGCGGGCGGTAAAATCGTTCCTGATGTAGGTTCGCCCTATGTGTACATCAGCGGCAGCGCGCGGAACGACGGCGTTCACAACCTTGTTTCTGGCGCAATGGAGGACGCGGACGGGGAGGAAACTTTCGACGGCACGTTGTGGTTTCTGTACCCGCCGCGCCCGTTTATCGAGATTGCAAAACAATGCGCGGAATACGAGACGAAAAACCCGACGGGGGCTTATACGTCGGAATCGTTCGGACATTATAGCTATTCGCGGGCTACTGGCAGCAACGGCGTTGTGACGTGGCAAGCGGCATTCGCGGACAAGCTGCGACCGTATAGGCATATGTACACGGAGGTGGGCTGATGGCGTGGACTGATTTTCTCGATGACGCTTGCATCGTTGACAAGCGCACGGAATCCGACGGCATGGGCGGCATCGTTGTCACATGGGCAGATGGCGCGCCGTTCCGTGCCGGATTCATCCGCAACAGCAGCACGGAAGCCCGGATTGCATATCAGAGCGGCATCCGCGAACTGTTTACCATCGTTTTTTCCGATATGCTGGAACTGCTGCCGAACGACCGCGTGAAGCGGATTTCAGACGGCAAAGTCTTCCGCATCACGTCGGCCTCGCGGGACATGACAACGCCGGAGCAGAGCGATATGCACTTCCGCGAGGCGGACGCGGAGGTGGTGACGGCGTGATTGACTTGCAGCGGAAACTATACAAGTTTTGGAGCAGCTTCACCTACGAGGGCAAGCCAATTCCCGCGTATGTTGAGGACGCAGTGCCGGAGGAGGCGTCATTCCCCTATTTCGCGTTTCAAGTGCAAGAGGGGGACGCCTTCGGAAAGTCTACAATGATTTGCACGCTGTGCTGTCAAGCGGAAAACGGCAGCAACGTAAACTTGCAGCGCGCCGCAATCCTTGACGAAGTTCGCCGCGCTATTCCGCCGGAGGGAACGGCAATCTATTGCGACGATGGCTTTATCACGCTGTACCGCAACAATAGCAACTTTTCCCGCCTCGAAGTGGACACGACGCTCAAGAGCGTCTGCTATGGACGGATTTACTACGAAATAGTGACTTATTACACCTAACAGGAGGTAACAAAATGACGACTGGTCTTCGGGCAAGTACATTTGAAAACTTGCAGCTCAACGCCGGGATGTTTCTTGCTAATTTCGACTATTCCACCGCCACGGACGCGGCGACGCTGGGCGCGCTGCTGAAAACGGAGCGCGAAAAGACAAGCGGATCTGCGCTGATTGGCGCAACGCGCGGCGGCGGCACGTTCGTCTGCACGCCCAACACCCGCAGCATCGAGGCGGACGGCAAGCGCGAGGAATGGAAAGGCAGCAGCGTCAACGATGGCTGGACTATCAAGCTGACGACTACTCTGCTGGAAATCAATGCCGACAACCTTAAACGGTCTTTCGGCACTGCCGACGTAACGGACACGGAGAAGAAGCACACCATCAAGATTCGCACTGACATCAAGGATGCGGACTATATTGAGAGTCTCGTCTGGGTTGGCGATACCTCGAAGGGCTATGTGCTGATTGCCATCAAAAACGCGCTGAACACGGCGGGCGCAACGCTGACGTGGACGGACAAGGGCGAGGGCACTATTCCGGTGGAGTTTACCGCACATCAGGACGGACTGGAAACCGACGGATATGCGCCTTGCGAGGTAATTTTCTTCGACCCCGCCGCTTAATAACACGCGGCAGGGTTCGCGCCCTGCCGCATTTTAGTGAATCTGAGGAGGAAAACGCATGAATACCGCAACCGCATTTGAGCAGATGGCGAACGCCATTCCCTACATCGACAAACTGGTCAACAGCAAGGAAATGAAAGCCTTCGTGGAAGAAAAGAGCAAGGGCGACGTTGTCGGACGCGACATCCTGATGAAGATGCTGCCGATTTTGTACGCAAAGCATCCCAAGGAAACGATGGGCATTCTCGGCGCAATGCACGGAAAGACGGCGGAGGAAGTCGCAGAAATGGACTTCACGGAAACCGCCGCCATGATGGACAAGGACACCCTCGATTCGTTGTTTGCTTTTTTTACCTTTGCGCTTCGTCTGGGGTGCATCATGTAATCCCTGTGCTGTACAAATACCGTCCGCAAAACGTTCACGCGCTGGGGGTGCTTCTGGCGCACGAAACGCAGGAGGAAGCAAAACGTTGCTACATGGCTAATATGGCGTGGATGACGGTGCTTGCTATTTCGTCGTTCGGCGGCGCGAATCTTGAAATCCCGTCATACAGCGACGTTTTCGGCGAAGAAAAACACGAAACAAAGCAAAAAACAGCAGAGGAAATCTGCGACGATATTATAAACGGACTAATGGCGAGGGGAGGTGCAGAAGATGGCGGAAGCATTTGAGTTGTACGCAAGTTTTAAGATTGATACAAGCGGCTACACGCAGGAACTGAATAAAATCCGGCAGGAAATGCAGCAGTTTCAGCAAGAGCTAAACAGCTTTGCAGTGCATCCGACGTTTGACGGCGGGCGTTTCCGAACGGAATTGCAGCAAGCGCAGCAGCAGTCCACGCAAGCGACGGAAGAAATCCAGCGTTTGCAGCAGCAAATCCAGTCTTTGCAGCAAGCCGCAGACGGCGGTTCTGGCGATTCGGGCGGCGGTGTGCTGAGCGGATTTTTGAGCCGCCTTGATGTAATTGGCGATATTGCAAGCGGGCAGTTCCTTGCAAACATGGCAGCAAACGGCATCAATAGCATTATCGACGGCATCACGGGTTCAATTGACGAATCAATCGGACTTGCGTCCGACCTTGTGGAGACGCAGAACGTTGTGGACGTGACGTTTGAAGATTCCGCGTCCACCATCAACAAGTGGGCGCAGGAGGCGCTGAACGCCTACGGCATCACGGAAACCAAGGCGAAACAGTATTCGTCTACACTGGGCGCTATGCTGAAATCCATGGGCATTGCCGATGACCAAGTTCTCCAAATGTCAATGGATATGGCGGGTCTGGCGGCGGATATGGCGTCATTCTACAACCTCGACCACGACACGGCATTTGAGAAAATCCGCTCCGGAATTTCCGGGGAAACTGAACCGTTGAAGGCGCTTGGCATCAATATGTCCGTTGAGAACCTAAACGCCTTCGCCCTCGAAAAGGGCATGAACAAGGCGTTTGATAAAATGTCGCAGGCGGAACAGGCGACGTTGCGCTATCAGTATCTTCTGGAAGCCACGAAGGACGCTCAGGGCGACTTTGCGCGAACCGGGGACAGCTTCTCGAATGAGATGCGCAAGCTGCAAACGAACCTCGACCGCATCAAGACGGAGTTCGGCAAGGGTCTGCTGGGCGTTGTAACGCCCGCGATTTCGCTGCTCAACAACGTGCTGTCTGACAAGTCATACCAGTACACGACAGCCGAAAAAATCATGCAAGAGCGGGACGAATCAATATACGACGCAAAGGCGACCTATGCGCAGTCGCTCACAATCGTTAATTCCATGCGCAACATGGAGCAGGAGAGCGGCGAAGCTGTAAAGGCAACGAAAGCGTGGCAGGAAGCCCTCAAAAACCTTAAAAACGTTATGCCGGGACTTTCGCAATACGTTGACTTAACCTCTGACGCCATTATGGGCAACACGGAAAGAATTAAACAGTATGTGGATACCGTGAATGGCGTGTCGCTGTATGGTGCACATGATACCGCCGTTACCGATGCACAAGCAGCAGTCGATGAAACGGAAAAACAGCTTGAATCCCTATATGCACGCAGAGATTATCTAAACTCGCTAATTGTGGGGTCTAATGCTGAAGAAGTAAAAGCAGCATATCATGATGTGGTAGAAAATGCCTATCAGTCCTTTGTCCGCACAATGGCTGAAATAAATGCCAACTATACGTTTGCCAATACATTTGACGAATTTTTTGCATCGCAATATGATGAAGTCGACAGGGCGATTCGCGGGGTTGGATATTCTTCCATAAATCTCTTCGATTTCGGAGACATGCAAGATGCGGCGTGGAGCAAGCTCACAGAAGCAATGAGCTTGCAAACATTCGATAGCAGCGCCGCCGCCGGAGAGTTGGAAGACGTCAATAGGCAAATCGAAGAAACTAACGATAAACTGAGCGAGAATCAGACCGCGCTTGCAAGGGCAACAGCGGAATGGAAAGCGTACAAACGTGCACACCCGGAAGCCGAAGGACAGGTAAAATTCAACGAAGCCATCGAGGACGAGAAGAAAGCCCTCGAAGACCTTAAGACCGCGCTGAAAGACGTTGACACCTACCGCGCGGACACGCTGAAAAAGGCGCAGGAAGCCTACAAGGGCGTTGCGTCTGGCATGGGCTACATGGTAACGCACACGCAGGAGGAAATGAAGAAGCTCCTCGATACCGATTACAGCAAGGAAAATGTGCTTAGTTGGTACGGCACGAATGCAGATGCGCTACACGCCTACAATGATGCTTTGCAGCAAGCCGAAGCGTCTGGCGTTGACGTTGGCATCTTGTCAGGGCTTACTACATACTCCCGCGATAACGATGCGTACCTTTCGCGTCTGCTGAACCTAACGCCGGAAGAAATCAAGCAGCTAAATGCAGACTACCAGCGCGCCCGCGACGAAGAAAACGCGATGGCGGAAACCAAAACGCGGTATACGCTGGCAAACGATGAGACGTATCAGGCAATGCTTTCAACCATGGAGAAGGCGCTCGAAGCGTTTGACCAAAAGGACGCAATCACTGCGTACATGGCGGAAAATGACAGCGCGTTTTTGGCTGGCATCGACGACATACGCAAGACGCTCGAAGCGGAAATTCCGGGCATCAATGCGCTTCTCGAACAGTTGGGGCTCAAGCAAATCGATTACGAACTGAAAGATAAGCCGTGGATATCCGACTTCTTCGTTGGCGATGCTGACCAGCGAGAAGAAGATATTGCGCACGAAAAAGCAGCCCCGACGCTAAAAGAGCAAGCGCAAGCACGCCGCGCCCGCGAACAGGCACGAGCGCGAAGCGGCTATGCGGACATGATTGAGGATGGGCTAATGCCCGACGACATCAAAGCCCGCGCGCAGCGGTGGAATCGGCTCGTCGAAATGAAGACGCAGGAAATGAACGACATCGTTGACATTTTGGAACAGCGCATGGAGGAAAACCAGCGTCAACGGGAAGCCGAAGAAGCGGAGCAGTGGAACAATCGAGCAACAAAAGATATGCCGCCACTATATATGATGGACACGATTATTGCCAACGCAGCGCACCCTAAATTTGTGACGAATACATACATCGGCGCACCTTCGAGCGAACAGCAAGAAAAAACAACGGGCGGCAATGTTTTCTCCGCCATCGAAAGCGCCATTGACGCAGCAAAAGAAATCGAAAGTAGAACGATACAGGAAGATTTTGTAACGCAGTCTATTTTCAAAGCGTTTGGAGAAATGATGGAGAATTACAAGGAAAGCCTAAGAAACAATAGCGCACCCAACATTTTTAGCAATAGCGACGGCGTTCTCTTCGTTCAAGTTACAAACCCGGACGAAATTGCGAACGCGGTTTCCGGGCTTCCGCCAACAACCATCAATAACACATTCAGCGTGGACGGCAAAACCGTCGCAACGGAGGTTGCTCCCATTGTTAACAAGATAATCGGCAGGGGCATCCGTGGAAATCTGATGGAGGTGGCGCGATAAATGGTAACACGATACCGCGCGTGGATGGGTGAGGAAGCGCTGGAAGACCTCGACCCGTCCATTATCATCATCGACATTTCGGAGGACGCGCCGAAGGAAGCCGTGACAACCGAAGCACGCCCCGGCGGGGGAATGTACCTCACCGGGCAGCTTCGGCAGTCCATCACGGTAACAATCGCCGTGGAAATCCACGAAGCAAACACCATCCACAGGCAGCTTGTCCTCGGTAAAATCATGCGCTGGGGCAGCGGTGGACAGTACCTGCGCACGTCATACCGCCCGGGACAGCGGTTGTACATCGACAGCATCGAGGCGGCGAGTGTTTCCGCGCTCAAGTGGACGGACACGCTGGAAATCAAGCTGACGGCATATCAGCGTCCGTGGTGGGAGGAAGCAACTGTTTCCAAAATGGAAACAGTTGAAGCAAGCAAAAGTGGCATCCTGACGGTTTACAATCGCGGGGACGTGGCGTGTCCGCTTGAAGCGGTTTTTGTGGCAATCGACCCGCTGACAAACGTTGCAATCAGTTGCGGCAACGAAAAAATCGCGCTGACGAACATCAGCGTGAAAACAGGCGAGGAAATCCGCATAGGACACGACGATAACGGCATCCAGCAAATCACGGCAGCAGGGCAATCCGCGATTGGCAACCGAAACGGACAATCTGCCGACGAAATCACGCTAAAGCCCGGAATCAACAAGGTGTTGTTCAGCGGCGACGGGCTTTTGTCGCTGACGGTCACGGCAAGGGGGCGGAAATATTAACTACAAAGCATATGGCATACCGCAGGAAGTAACCCTAACGTCCAAAATAAAATGCCGTCTTGAGGTAAACCATGATGTGGAAAATCCCACTGGTTGGCAGATGGAAGTCGGCTATCCAACAATCGGGAGAACAAAGGTCACTTTTCCGGTTGTTCTTCCAGCCGACGCAGTAATCACCTCCGCACGAGTACACGCAGATTTTCGGCGCGACCTTTGGGGCAATCAACAAAAGCAGGACGTAAACGACATCCACGTTGACGAAGCCGGATTTGCAACGGTGACGCTTCCTGATGGCGCAAGCACTGCGTCGCTTACTGTAACGCTATCTTTCCAGCTTTGGGATAGAGTTTACATGGATACAAAGGAGCGGACTTTTAACGTAGACGTTAGCGATATCTACCTCACAATCGACTACGTTTCCGGCATCATCCCCGACCCGGACGCAAGCAAGGCGTACACCAACAACGTCCGCTTGCCGCGTCTGCTGGACAAAAATCTGCGGGAAATCAAGCGCCTGCGCCCTTCTTCGTTGTCTTTGTCGCTGACAATCGACGACATTTCCACCGCGAGCATGACGCTTGTAGATGGCACATGGATGGACGCAACGCAGTTTGTGGAGCTGTACCACATCGGCGGAAGCGTCGGCATCTTCCGCTTGCGCTCAGACACGCAGACTTACAGAAATTACGCAACACAGGAAGTCAACCTTGACCACGCTATTTCCACGCTGATGGACGGGCTTCTTCCGGAGCAGCTAAAAATAGGCAGTGCATCCGTTGACGCGGTTGATGTTCTGGCGCAACTTCTCACCTACCAGCCGGAAACACGCTGGCAGATGGGAACGTGCGAGTTATCGCAACACCTCACATACGATTTTGACGCAGGAACGAACATTTGGACAGCAATCAACAACGTCAAGGACTTGTCTCCCGCTGAAATGATGTGGCAGTACGACTTTTCCACACATCCATGGACGCTCAACCTCGTTAACATGCCAAATACCGTCTCCTGCGAGGCGCGTTTTAACGGCGCGCTAACCAGCGCAACGGTCAGCACCGACCGCGACGACCTTGTGACCCGTATGTATGCATACGGCAAAAACGGCATCACCGTCGGCACGGTAAACGATGGCAAGGACTACATCGACGCGGACACCATCGAAGAGTGGGGCATCGTGTGTGGCAAGTACTCCGATAACAGCATCACGGACAAGGAGACGCTGCTGGAGAACGCAAAGAAGGAACTGGCGAAAAAGAAAACCCCGCCGATTTCCATCGACGTTTCACTTGTGGAGCTCTCCGCCATAACAGGCTTGCCGTATGACCATTTCCGGCTGGGGAGCATCTGCCGGGTTGCAATGCCTAAATTCGGGCGTTGCTACGATGAGCGCATTCTCACGCTCAACGCGGATAACGTGCTGCTTGAGCCACAAAAGGTACAAGTAACCATGTCAACGGAGGGCAAGAGCGTCAGCGGCATCATCGAGGCGCTGGGCGGCAAGAGTGGACTTATTTCCGCCGGAACGGAATAAGGAGGACGCATGAATGAGTTAAATTATACTTGCAACTTGTCTGCTGGGTTGCGGATGACACCGCTCAAAGCGGCGCTCGTGCAAGGCGAAGCGAACGCCCACACGCTGAAAATCGCGTTTGAGAAGGACGGCGCGCCGTACAGCATGGATTCGGGCGCAACGATTGTCGGCAGCTTTATCAGGCTGGATAGCGTCGCAAGCACGGACGAAAACCCGACGATTCTTCTCCAAGGCGCGGTTAGCGACGGCGTGGCATCCGTGACGCTTTCCGCTGCTTGCTATGCTGTTGTTGGGCGTTTCCGCCTGATGGTCACGGCGACGGTCGGCGAGGACACGACGGCTGTCTTGTGGCTTGAGGGGCGCGTCGCGGCGGGGGCAACCGGGACAGTGTACGACCCGGATAACGTCATCCCCGACATTACGACGGTTCTTGCAAAGGTGGAAGACTGCAAAAACGCAGCGGCAAGCGCGAATGCAGCGGCAGAAAGCGCAACATCCGCAGCGCAGCAGTTTCTGGGAAAGTACATCACGGACGATGAAAAATTGTTACTGCTGGAACTGCTGCAAATGGGTGAATATCGCTCCAACACCGCCGCGCAAAATTATAACAAGCTATACGCAGCGTGGAAGGACGATGTATCAGCGCTTGAGGCACAGCGCCCGCAAATCGTCAGCGTTGAGGCGGACAAAACGACAATCGCCGTCGGAGAAAGCGTGACGTTCACGGTGACGCAGAAGAACGCGGCATCAATCCGGTTCCTTGTGGACGGCACAGTAAACGAGCGCATTTACGACGTGCAGCAGGAAACGATAACGTTCACAAAGCAGTTTCAATTTACCGGGAGCGGAACGCGGGTTGTTGCATTCCAGGCGGTTGACGCGAGCAGCAACGTCGGGCTGGAATCGGATAGTATCATCATCACAATTAAGGAGGCGGCACAAAATGGCGTGGAATCTAATCCGCAGGAATAACGGCGAGACTATCCACACGGACTATGTTGAGTGGATGTTGGATAACGCCGCCGACATCTCCAATGGCACAGAGCCGGGGAAGTCTGGAAGCATCGGCAGTCTGGCGTACACCGCCGGATTCGGGGCGATGTGGCAGAAGAACGCGCAGGGTGCGTGGGTGAAGCTGGGAGGTGGCACGAATGGTTGACGCAAGCACGATTGGTGTGATTCAGGCGCTTTATGGCGTTGGTCCGAATGGCGGGATTCCAACGGCGCTGGTGACAGACAAGACGCTGACGCTTGAGAACCGCGCTGCGGACGCAAAGGCTGCGGGCGATGCTATCCGCGCGGTTACGAATACCGCCAACACGCTTTCCGCGCGCGCGAATGTTTTATCTGGCAGTGTGTCCGGCTCGTCGATTACTGCGACGGATTCTTTCGCCGCGCCTTTTGTCGGGCTGTGTGTCTGCGGCAAAAGCACGCAGGACGGCACGCCGCTCCCGACTGCGCCCGTGCCGATTGTCAGCGCGGGTGACGGCGGAACGGTGGTGGTCACGGTGTCGGACGGCGCGAACAAGTCGCAGACGCTGACACTGCAAACGCCGAACGCGCTTCCGGGCATCCCGGTTTCCTCCGGCGGAAACTACACGGACGAGAACGGGCAGCAGTGGGTTTGCGATGAGGTGGATTTGGCGCGCGGGGTGTATGTGCAGCGCATCACCAAAATCAAGCTGACATCCTCGATGAAATGGATGAAGGCTGGAAACAATGTTGACCGCTATTTTTGCACGTTCGCCAGAATCAATACAGCAGGAGTGCTCTGCACGCATTTCAGTGCTGCCATCAACGGTGGAACCGTAGGCGGCATTGCTACCAGCAACGGCAACACCATCGGTTTCGCTTACGCGGAAAGGGGTACGACGACCGTTTCCGACTTCAAAGCATTCCTCGACGCGAATGACGTTTATGTTTGGGCTGCGCTTGCTACACCGGTGGAAACCGACATTTCTGCGGACGAAGTCGCAGCCTACAAGGCGCTGACCACCTACGCCCCGACGACCGTCATCAGCGTGAGCGACGGCGCGGGCGCAATGGTGACGTACCAGCGCGATGCAAACATTGTAATCAAAAATCTTGAGGATGCGATTGCATCCATGACGCAAAATTAAGGGGGTATCTTT